GATCAAATATTGGTAACTATACTATTCAAAATTACACAGATAAGACAAAAATTATTGCTGTAGAAGCATCTTTGAAAATTTTTGAGACTCTCGTTAAAAATACTGAACATCTTTCAAATGTTACATGTCTTAATTATGCAGTTTGTGATTCTGATCAACCATTTGTTGATTTTTGGATATGTAAAACTGCTGATACTCTTTCTACTTTAGATGCAAGATGGTTGTTCAGTGACAATTCACGATTTGGAAATAGCGACTTTAATGTTGGTTCTTATAAAGTATCTGTGCCAACAATAAGTATTGATACTCTTATAGATAGATATGGAATTCCTGATCTAATTAAAATAGATGTTGAAGGTGCTGAAGAACTTGTTGTAAAGTCTTTGACTAAAAAGGTTAAATGTCTATGTTTTGAGTGGGCTGCCGAATGGAAAGATGATATTTGCAGAACTATTGATATTTTATTTGCATTGGCTTTTACACAATTTCATATACAAAAGGAAGATCATTATGATTATAAGCCATTTGATTATGAATTTTCTGTAATTGAGTGTAAAGAACAAATAAATATGAAAATTTCTAAAGTAGATTGGGGTATGATTTGGGCAATTTAAGATACTTTAATTTTTAATGCATCTAAAAAACGCTGAAAACATATTTTATCTGTCAAAGTTGATTTTACATATTCAGCAGGTCTATAAGTGTCTAACAAATCAATAAATTCTGAAAATCTATTAATAAACTCATCATTTGAGTATACTTTTAATCCACATTGATCATTCCAATATGGAGCAGAAGTTGCTAAAAGTTTTTCAGAATAAGAGTTATAAGTATAATACCCATTTGAATATTCATCTTTCATAGATTTAACATCATATAGAAAAATTGGTGTATTTGTAGCCAAACATTCTTCTAATGCAAAACCCTGAGACTCATGACTTCCAACCCAAATAACAAATCGTGTTTTACACAAGGTATTTATATAATCATCCCTTGTATAAGATCCATAACTATATATTTTGTGTTTCAACCCTTTTTCTGTACAAAATTTTTCACAAAAATCAAGAATAGATGGATGCCTGGCTTTGTAATATATAATACAGTCATATTCATATGGTTTTGTTTTTTCCCGATATTCAATATCTAAGCCAAAAGGTATAGCGACATGTGGAATAATTTGCAAAGAAGCCGGTACAAATTCATCGTACAGTTTCTTAACCCAATCACTAAGACATACATATATACATCGTAATTCATGCTCAGGTTTTGATTCTTTATATAAAGAATCAGAAGGATTTGGAAATACAAAAAATTGAGGTCCAAAAATAATTTTTGAAGTTGGATAGTTATCCGGGTTAATCCACCCATAAGGAGCCCAAATAATATCGTATGAATTATCTACTGGACATGTATCATCTGTGTGGTAATATTCTATATTAAATAATTTACATGCACGTAAGATGAATTCTACGTTACGAGCATGACTTCCACTAATATGTAATAATTTCATAATATTTATATGAAATTATTTAATCTTTATATAATATTAAACTTTTCTCAAATATAGAGCGTCTCCCCATCCATGGCAAGTCATATTAGTTAGCACGCGTTGAAACCCATTTGTCAATAAATAATCATCTAATTCGGGTAAAAGAGCACAACCTTTATAAAGTTCTTTCTCATTTACCTCAAGATAAAGAGCTTTAGCATAACGAATTGCATTAGATGCTCCCTTAAGCGCCATTAGTTCAGCTCCCTGAATATCAAAATTCCAAAAAGTGTAATATGACGGATCAATTTTTTGTTTTTCAAAAAAAGTGTCAATAGTTGAAGTTTTCTGCTTTATACTTTCTACATATGTTATGTGTGGATGCTCTTGAGAATGAGTTCCAAATTCTAATACACTGGAACTCTGGCCATTGTTCGCCAGATGAAATGTAACTTCCTGATCATCCTGATCTGTAATAACTGCATGATAAACATTCGGAATTCCACGAGCAGTAGCTTCATCTACTTTATCCTTAATAGCGTCTATCCAAATGCACTTGTCGGAAGGAACTTTAAGAATGTCATAAAATTGAATTTCTTCACATTCATGAGCACCGATATGCAAAACTCCAGTAAATGTTAAATCACAACAAACTTTTAGAATTTCACCATAATCTATTAACATATTTTTTTTTATTGTTTTGTCTTTAAATAATCAACTTATATATTTTTAAATATATTTAATCTTGATTTGTTATCTTATCTATTAAGGTATTACGTGTATTTACATTATTCTCTGTCATTGATTTACCGTTAGAGGTTACTTGATTTTCGTGTATTCTATAGTATAAAAGATTTTCTTGTATATTATACACACAACCATATTTTTTAAGAACTCGTAGTTCTAATTCTAAATCTTGGAATAATGATCCCATTTCTATATTGTAATTTCCAACTTCTAATATTGCTGATTTTTTATAACATAATGTTGGATGATTCATTATCCAATGCGACTTTGTTATCTTGTAATAATCCCAAGTTATCTTAAACATATGGTTTGTTCTATCAAGATACTCCTTCTGATTTGAATTGGTCCGAAACATTTGAATATTTGAACCACACATTACGCAATCATTGTGTGAATTCATAAAATCTATTTGCGTTTGTATTCTATTTGGTGTCATTATATCATCAGAATCCATCTTTACAATAATCTCATTAGAGCACATATTTACACCTTCTCGTAAACAATAACTAATACCCATATTTTTATCCATTTTTTTGTAATTTACTTTAACAAATCTTGTTGTCCTTTGAAATCTATAAAGTGCAAGTTCTAGTAATAACGTTTCATATTCATCCGATCCATCATTTATCCAAACAACTTCTATACCAAAATGTCCATTTTGTTGTTTTATAGATTCAAGACATTCTACTATGTAATCATTCTTTGTATTATAACTTGATACAAGTACTGATACATATGTAGTTGGTTCCTTATACTCAATAGGTAACTCTATCTGATTCATGATATCATAATTATGTTTTGTTGAACCCCATTCTTGGTATTGGTATATTTTTGAGTGACCTTCATATTTTAAACCTGTGTGATGGGTTGGTAAAAAATAATAACTTGGAAATATTGTCATATCAGTATATTTTCCTGTATTATACATATTTGTTAATAGACAAGGTCCAACTGTAATCCAGGCCGGATATCCTGTCTTTTCTACACTAACACAGTTATTTTTTATCCATTCAATTGCTTCCTTGACAAGTGGATGTTTTGGAGGAAAACCCATTGTACCTGTTGCAATTAATCCCGGTTTAGCATTCTCGTTTTCCCATCCAGCAAAACATTTGGTTTTCATCAATACATCATCTATAGGTTCTATACAGATTGAATCAGCGTCAAAAAAATATCCTCCATATTCATACAAAATTTCCCAGCGAATAATGTCTGCTTTACCATTTATCTCTTCCATCTCATCTATTCTATTCTGACATTTACTAACAAAGCATCTCTTTTCCATTTCTTGCTCTGTCCATCGTATATATTCAAAATTTGGATGTTTATCCTTCCAGGTATCCATAAATTTAATAGGTATTGGTTTGGTACCAATCCAAATTTGGTGGATAATTCTTGGTATTGACTCATCAAATCGTTGTTCAATTGAACTCATTTATATAATATTATATAATATTTTTAAATAAGGATTTATATGTAACTCTATAATCTTGATCTAAATGAAAAGTAATTTCTTGTTTCATAAGATTAAATTATAATATTATTTTTTATATTAAATAACATAAAAAAATAAAAAGAGGAACTTTTTTATAAAACAGGGAACCCTAAAGCTCCTCCACTCACCCGAATAATGTTGTTATTGATAGCAGTAACAATAAATTCGTATGTTTGTTTAAAATTAATTCCGTCTATTTTTAGGGATTCGGCATCGTTACTATTCGCCGATTGAGCCTGCTTACTAGCTTCGGGAACAATTGACACATTTGTAAGTTTTCCGTAATTTGTAGATCCCATCGGATCAAGACTAATAAAATCAAGAGAATAAGAATACGAATGGTATCCAGTATCAATCGGTATTACCGGAGCGTGATACCAAGGGTTAACAAGCGAAAAATAATCAGAACCCATTTGAGCGAGACGATTTGTATTTTCATAAATTAAAGAAGTTTGAACAATCGGATCAGCACCTGCACCAGGAGGTGTAAAATTAGCTATACCCCTCGTACCAATCCAACCAGTGTAAGAAGATCCGACAACACCAGTATTTCCCGTGAAAGCATAAGTTGAAACAGGAGACGATGTAAGATAATTTGAATGCTCAGATGCGTGAGTGTTGTTTCGTACGGCAAAAAACAAAACCTTGATAGCATGCGAAAAACGAATATCAAAAGATTGCTGCGTGTTAGTAGCAGGAGTAAAAGACTGACGGGGAGCAGTTTGTACTTGCTCAATCAAAATATCACGAGGTGCACAAGCCATACGCTTTCGTTCGTCATTAGAAACAATAGCATAATTTGCCCATACTTGAGTATTACCTAAAACAGGAGTACTATTTAATTGGGTTCCTGCATCAATTGTAGTAGTACGTTTGTCTTTACTAGTAGAAGACAAATCCTCATGTATTAAAAGTTGAGTCCAATCACGGAAATAAAAGTTGATTCGCATCTCGTTGTAAGGAAGAGCGGCGGTTGGTAGAGCTACACCACTATCGCGACTGTAAAAGAAAGGAAGAGGCAAGTTGAGAGTCATTGCTGGTAGAACTTGACGAGGTTGGGTCAAATCGTCAAGATTACCAATCATGTTATTGTAACCGTTCCTTTTGCCTTCCGGAACCGTAAAAGCAGCCCAAAAGTCTAAATGATAATTATCAAATCGTGCTGCGATCAAATCATTGAAAGTAATAGAACATTCACGAATAATATTGTGCATCAAGTTACGAGTCCAACGGACAGTGTATCTTTTTTGAGTTGAGTCGGTACTATAGTTTTTTATTTCAACACGTGGAGTATTAAGGCGAAGCCAAGTTTGAAGCATATAATCACCTGCACGTGAAATAGCTACAGACCATTCTTGGCCAAAAGCCGGAGAACCGGCTGCTCGCGAGAGAACAACTGGAACTTGAGTAAACCAAGTAGCTTTCCTAGTTTCACGAACAAAATAAGCAGTGGCGTCATGACCACCATAGAGGTATTTTTCAATTTCATCAAAAGTGGCAAGATCAATAAAACCCGATGTTACATTTGAAGTAGAGATGGAAGACATTGTTTTATATTAGAGCAAGATAATTTTTGATTTTTTTAACAAAAAATATACTTTAAATATTAAAAACAAAAATGCAAAATGCGAGCTTAAATGAGTCAAGTGAAAGAATAAAGTCTATGACAGATCTAGATATTTTGAGTATAGATGCCAAGATACGTAAGAATTTTGAGGAAGAGACCTCAAAATTGTTTGAGCATAAGGAGAAGTTACAAGAAATAGAAGAAACTTTAAAAAATGAAAATCTTCGTCGTAGAATAAGAAATAGTCTTGAAAAAGCTAGAGATGATTTGAAAATATACGTAAATGATTTATCAACGCAAAAACAATTGCATTTTTATATTATGGAAACGTTATCTTTTATAGAACAATATAAAGAAATTTTAAAAATTCCTGTCAAAGTAAGTTTTATTGGTAAACTTATTAAAAATGATAAAGAAAAATCTGAAATAATAGAATGTTATATAGAAGCTGCTTCTAAATATGTTGATATTGAATTTGAAAAAACAAAACAGCAAAAAGTAACATGTCCAAATTGTTTAAATAAAAAAGAATTTGATGTTATTGATGGAAATACTTATATATGTACAAAATGTTACGCTAGACAAACCATAATGAAGCATAATTCTTCTTATACAGATATTGACAGAGTTAATATTTCAAGCAAATATACATACGACAGAAAGGTTCATTTTAGGGATTGTATTAATCAATATCAAGGAAAACAAAATAGTACTATTCAACAAAATATATATGATGATCTTGAAATTCAATTTGAACGTCATCATCTCTTACACCCAGGAAAAGATAAAGAAATTAAATTTAAAGATGTTACCAAAAATCATGTTCTTATTTTTCTAAAAGAACTTGGTTATTCTAAACATTACGAGAATGTGCATCTTATTCATTATAATTTTACAGGAATTAAACCAGATGATATTTCTTATTTAGAAGAACAACTTCTTGATGATTTTGATGTTCTTACTGATTTGTATGACAAAAGATTTAAACATATTAATCGTAAGAATTTTATTAACACTCAATATGTA